TGGGTTCCGCTATCCCACAGTTGCACATATCCCAAAACCCCGCTATGATTCACAGCACTATGGAATCATTAACACCCGATCCTGTAGGCGCAGATGTCACAATGACCAGCGACAACAAAATCGAGTTACCAGACTGGTTAGACCCTGCGCCTCGCACACTTGCCAAATCACCGCCTGCGGTGAAGTCACTCGTATTGGCTCAGTACGAGCAGATATTCATGCGAGTCATCGATGAGGTTGCCCACGGCAAATCCATGTCGCAGGTTCTGCATGACGACCAACGCACCATCGACTACAACGATTTTTATCGGTGGATCAAGCGCGACCCGACTCGCAAGCAGTTGTTTGACGAAGCGCAGGAGATGCGTACCGAGTTCATGGCTGGCGAGATCATTGAGATTGCCGATGCGGATGACACACTCGAAGATGTGAACAGAAGTCGCCTAAAAATCGATACCCGTAAGTGGCTCATGGGAGCGCACAATCGTAAGAAGTACGGAGCGACCACTAACATCGAGATGACTGGTGGGATTTCCATACTGTCGGCCATCGAAGCGGCTAACGCTCGGGTGATTGACTTGGCCGATGTAACCGATATAGAGGCGAAATAAATGCAGACTTTAAAGTTCTCGCCACAAGATGAGCAAGTGTTAATGACTCAGCTTTGGAGTCCACAGATTGCAGACAACCCAGAGACATTTGTACTTTTTGCGTTTCCATGGGGACAAAAGAACACACCGCTTGAGCACTTCAAAGGTCCACGGGCTTGGCAGCGTAGGACACTTCGCAAGATAGCCGACCACATTAAAAACAACCGTGGGCAGATTGACATGGATGCCTTGCGGCGTTCGGTTAGCTCGGGTCGGGGGATTGGGAAGTCGGCGCTGGTGTCGTGGCTCATCCTGTGGATGCTGACCACTCGGATCGGATCGAGCGTCATTGTGTCGGCTAACAGTGAGAACCAGTTGAGAACCGTGACTTGGGGTGAGCTGACTAAATGGGCGACCATGGCGATTAACTCGCACTGGTGGGAGCCGTCAGCTACCAAGCTCGTACCTGCACAGTGGTTGACAGAACTCGTGGAGCGTGACCTGAAGAAAGGTACTCGTTACTGGGCGGCTGAGGGCAAACTGTGGTCTGAGGAGAACCCAGACTCGTATGCCGGTGTTCACAACCACGATGGCATGATGGTAATCTTTGATGAGGCTTCGGGTATACCGGACGCGATCTGGTCGGTAGCGGCAGGCTTCTTTACCGAAAAGATATTGGACAGGTACTGGTTCGCGTTCAGTAACCCACGGCGTAACACCGGGTACTTCTTCGAGACGTTCCACGGCAAACGTGCGTTTTGGGACAACGAGATCATCGATGCCCGGACAGTCGAGGGGACGGACAAGTCGATCTATGACCAAATCATCGCTGAGTACGGTGAAGACTCGATACAAGCGAGGGTCGAGGTCTATGGCGAGTTTCCAGCCGCAGGTGAAGATCAGTTCATCTCGCCCGTTGTCGTGGAGGATGCGTTCAAACGGGAGAAGTACAAGGACATGACCGCACCCGTAGTGATCGGGGTAGATCCTGCCCGTGGGGGCATGGACAGCACGGTGATACTTGTGCGCCAAGGTCGTGACATTATTGCCATCAAGCGGTTAAAAGGCGAGGACACCATGAGTGTCGTTGGCCACGTGATCGATGCCATCGAGGAGTACAAGCCAGCCCTGACTGTCATCGATGAGGGCGGCCTTGGGTACGGGATACTTGACAGATTAACCGAGCAGCGGTACAAAGTGCGCGGGGTGAACTTTGGCTGGAAAGCGAAGAACCCTGTGATGTGGGGTAACAAGAGGGCTGAGATGTGGGGCGCGATGCGCGACTGGCTCAGAACCGCTTCGATCCCGCAGGACAGGCAGCTCAAGAACGATCTGGTCGGCCCGATGAAGAAGCCCAACTCGGCTGGCACGATCTTTTTGGAGGGGAAAAAGGAAATGAAAGCCCGTGGACTGGCATCACCTGATGCTGCTGATGCACTGGCCGTAACTTTTGCCTATCCCGTTGCCAGCCGTGGAGAGTACAATTCGCGTAACACAACGCGCACGGTCAGTATGGACCGAAGCGCATCATCTTCTTGGATGGGGTCTTAAAATGGCAACTAAAAAAAGTGTTTCTCTGTCGGTCGGTCGAGGTGAAAAGTTGCCGGTGTCCAAGGGTGCTGGTTTGACTGAGAAGGGCCGCGCTAAGTACAACGCTGCGACTGGCTCAAACCTCAAAGCGCCAGCACCGAACCCCAAGACCAAGGCAGATCAAGGCCGTAAGGATTCATTTTGTGCAAGGATGGGCGCAGTAGCCGCCAACGCCAAAGACGGCGAACGTGCTAAAGCAGCTCTTAAACGATGGAAGTGTTAAATCATGGCTACTAAACCCGGACTCTATGCCAACATTCACGCAAAGCAGGCACGTATTGCCGCTGGCAGCAAAGAGAAAATGCGCCAGCCCGGTGACAAAGGTGCACCGACTGCCAAAGCGTTCAAAGAATCGGCTAAAACTGCAAAGAAGAAGTAATCATGCCGCTCGTTAAATCTAAATCACCCGAAGCCTTCCGTAAAAACGTTAAGGCTGAAGTAGCCGCTGGCAAGCCCGTTAAGCAAGCCGTTGCGATTGCCTACTCAGTCAAGCGCGAAGCCCAGAAATCAGCACCAAAAAGTAAAAAATGATCTTTCAACCCTTGAGCAACTGCGTTCTAATCGAACAAGAATTTGAAAAACAAGAGGGCTTGATTGTCTTGCCCAAAGAAAAACTTGCTCAAGGATGGGTCCGTGCCATCGGTCCGGGTAAGAAGAACGAAGACGGAAACGTCATCCCAACTGAGCTTTTAGTCGGTGATCACGTACTTTTTGGTGAACATTCTGGTCAAAAAGTCAAGCATGAAGGTAAAGAATATCTTATGATGCGGGAACCTGACGTGATTGGAGTCTTGAATGACTGACCCTACTGGCATCAATGCCGCAGCAGCCGTTGCCGCTGGTGGCAAACCTAAAAAAAGCGCTTCAGATATTCTGACAGTTGCCCGTGCGCGACTGGAAATGGCTGTTTCTGCGCTTGCTGAGTCGCGTGAAGACGAGATCGACGACCTGCGGTTCTATGCCGGTTCTCCCGACAATCACTGGCAGTGGCCAGCAGACGTTTTGGCCACCCGTGGCGCTGTGCAAGGTCAAACGATCAATGCACGCCCCACTTTGACCATCAACAAACTGCCACAGCACGTGCGTCAAGTCACCAATGACCAACGTCAAAACCGCCCCGGCGCTAAAGTTATTCCAGTCAATGACCAAGCCGATGTGGAAGTGGCAGACATCTTCAACGGCCTAATCCGTCACATCGAGTACATGTCTGACGCAGATGTGGCTTATGATACGGCCTGCGAGAACCAAGTGGCTTACGGGGAGGGATACATCCGTTTGCTCACCGAGTATTGCGACGACAACACCTTTGATCAAGACATCAAGATTGGCCGTATCCGCAACTCGTTTAGCGTCTACATGGACCCGCTAATCCAAGATCCAACTGGCGCAGATGCCAAGTATTGCTTTATCACCGAAGACCTGACAAAAGACGAGTACGAGCGTTTGTATCCCGAGGCAACGCCTATTTCGACCCTTCAATCCCTTGGCGTAGGCGACCAGTCAATCAGCAACTGGCTGAACGAAGACACAATCCGTATTGCCGATTACTACTACATCGACTACGACGAAGCCACACTGAACCTGTACCCCGGCAACCAGACGGCGTTTGACGGTACACCCGAAGACAAAGAGTTTCGCCAGATTTACGGTAAACCTAAGCGTAGCCGTGTCTCTGAGCGTCCACGGGTCAAGTATTGCAAAATCAACGGCTATGACATCCTTGAAGAAAACGACTGGGCCGGTAAGTGGATTCCCGTGATCCGTGTTGTCGGCAACGAATTCGAGGTTGATGGCCGTTTATACGTGTCCGGCCTTGTGCGTAACGCCAAGGACGCACAGCGCATGTACAACTACTGGGTGTCTCAAGAAGCTGAGATGCTGGCGCTGGCTCCCAAGGCTCCGTTTATTGGCTATGGTGGCCAGTTTGAGGGTTATGAGGACAAGTGGAAAACAGCCAACACAAACAACTGGCCTTATTTGGAAGTCAACCCTGACGTTACAGACGGTCAGGGCGGCGTTATGCCACTTCCACAGCGTGCACAGCCACCAATGGCCTCATCTGGCCTTTTGCAAGCTAAAGCTGGCGCATCTGAGGACATTAAATCGACCACAGGTCAATACAACGCATCGCTTGGTATGGGTTCCAACGAGCGTTCTGGCAAAGCGATTCTTGCCCGTCAGCGTGAAGGTGACGTAGGTACTTACCACTACGGTGACAACTTGGCGCGTGCCGTTCGCCACATTGCCCGTCAAATTGTTGATCTGGCCCCCAAAATATATGACACGCAGCGTATTGCTCGGATCATTGGTGAGGATGGCGAGACTAAGATGGTCAAGATCAACCCCGAACAGCCAATGCCAGTCAACAAGATCGTTGACGAGCAAGGTATTGTGATCGAGAAGATCTACAACCCCGGCGTTGGTAAGTACGATGTCGTGGCCACCACTGGACCCGGCTACGCTACCAAACGTCAAGAGGCTTTGGAAGCCATGGCTCAACTGCTTCAGGGTAATCCTCAGCTTTGGGCTGTTGCCGGTGACTTGTTTGTCAAGAACATGGATTGGCCCGGTGCTCAAGAAATGTCTAAGCGCTTTGCCAAGACCATCGATCCTAAGTTCTTGACCGATGAGGACAAGTCACCAGCACTGCAAGCGGCAGAGCAGCAGATTCAGGCCATGGGTCAGGAAATGCAGCAGATGCACGACATGATGATGAACGTCCAGCAGTCTATGGAAGCCCGTGATGTGCAGGTCAAAGAGTTCAAGGCCGAAGTTGATGCCTATAATGCTGAAACTAACCGACTGAAAGTGGTTCAAGCCAGCATGTCACCTGACCAAATTCAAGACATTGTAATGGGTACAATTGCTGCGGCTTTGGACACTGGTGACTTGATTGGCCAGATGCCTAATCGCGGTGAATTAGGTGGATCTGAAGAAATGCCCGGTCAACCTATGGAAATGATGCCACCTGAGCAACAAATGATGCCCCCACAAGGAATGCCGCAATGAAAGCAAATGAATTCTTAGGCTTACTGTTCTTGGCACGGGATGTTGCTCATTCTGTGCACCTGAACACCCGCAGCTTCAGCAAACACGAGGCGCTCAACATCTTTTACAATCGCATCATTGGTGCGGCTGACGATTTTGCCGAAGCCTACCAAGGTCGCTACGGTCTAATTGGCCCAATTACTTTGCATTCGGCCAAGAAAACAGCCAACATCATTGAATTTTTGCAAGATTCGCTTGCCGAAATCGAAGCCGCAAGATACGATGTGTGTGATAAATCTGACTCATCGCTCCAACAATTGATAGATAATATCGTTGAGATATATCTCCGGACTTTGTACAAATTGAAATTCTTGGCGTAAGGAAACATGATGGAACTTCTCAACCCAATGAGCAAAGCGGATTTTCCCGCTTACACCGCGACTGCTGGTGCAACTGCTGGCAACACAACCGCATGGAACGCTGGCCCACAGGGGGTTTTGGTTTGGTGCGAAGTGCCTTGCTATGTTGAAGTCGGTGTGGGTGCTGTTGCCACTAGCGCCAGCACACCAATTCCAGCTTACACGCCAATTCCTTTTGTTCTGACACTCAGTTCAAACGGTTCTCCTTGGCGCGTCAGTGTGCTGCGAATTGGTAGCACAGACGGCACTGCATACTGCAAACCTATCAACAAGCAATGAGCTTTGGTGTCGCCCTTCGCAATTCGGTGGCCATTGGCCTAGCCGGTATTGTCACGTTGTTTTCAGGCACACGCGACAGTGGCGGCTCGGTGGGCAATCTTCTCACCGAATCTGGCGACAACCTCGTCCAAGAGGACGGTGGACAAATTCTTTTGGAGTGACCTAAATGGCCGTCAATCTTTCCCCCGTGGGCGGCGTTGCGGCCCAGTTCTTCACTAATACCGGCGCAGTTCTGACTGGCGGTAAGCTGTACACATATCTTGCAGGCACTACCACACCCACACCAGCCTACACTTCGTCTAACGGCGCTACGCCTTGGGCAAATCCTATTGTTTTAGATGCTGCTGGCCGTGTGTCTGGCGGTGGTGAAATTTGGATAACTGATGGCATCAATTACAAGTTTGTACTAAAAGACAGCAACGATGTCTTGATTGCAACATACGACAACATTAGCGGCATCAATTCAAATTTTCTTGCGTTTGTTAATCAACAACAGATCATTACAGCAACGGCTGGCCAGACAGTATTTAACTTGTCAATCAGCTACCAGCCGGGCACTAACAGTTTGTCGGTGTTTGTTGATGGCGTAAATCAGTACGGCCCCGGCGCTCAATATGCGTACACTGAAACTGATAGCGACACTGTGACCTTTGTGTCTGGTTTGCATGTTGGCGCTGTGGTCAAGTTCACTACTACCCAGCAGCAAAGCGCTGGTGCGGTCAATGCTTCTCAAGTGACGTACAACCCCGCTGGTACTGGCGCAGTGGCTACCAACGTGCAAGCTAAATTGCGTCAATATGTTAGTGTTAAAGATTTTGGTGCTGTTGGTAATGGTGTTGCTGACGATACTGCGGCTATTCAAGCCGCATTAAATGCTTCGGACTCTATTTTCTTTCCAGAAGGCGAATACATTATCAGCGCAACGCTAAATGTGCCAAAAGGTGTTTCGCTATATGGCGCAGGGTATGAAGTTGTTATTTTGAACGGATACGCACTGCCTGATCCAGACTCCATTTTGTATCTGACAGGCGGTGATCAGTTTTCAACAATTGACAATTTGCAATTTAAAGGCAAAGCAACTGGTTCTGAATCAATTGGTATTGAAGTCAACAATGGCTACTATGCGTCATATACAAATTTAAGATTTACAAATTTGTCTTATGGAATGCTGTTGGATGAAGCTGGCTCATGCTTGATCCAAAACTGTAATTTCACAAACTGTTTGTTTGGCGCTCAATGTATGGGCGGCAGTGCTTACAAATTCATTGCCTGCGAATTCCAATACGGAACTGATGTCGGCATTAAATTGGTTCAATCGCCTACATCAACTTACCCAACTTCAGCAATTGTTATTGCAAGTGGATTTACATCTAATGTTGGTATTGATGTGCCAAGAGTGCCCGGCTCTTATGGTGGCAATAGTATTGTTGCTGACAACTGCTATTTTGAAGGCGACTTAAACTTTGCCACTTTGACCAAAGCATTTCGTGTTGGTGAAACTGGTAGTGGCAACAGTGTTGTCATGGCATCGATTTCTAATTGCCGTATAGCAGGGTCAAACTCAGCTAAAAGCATTTTTGCCAATACAACAAGACTTTACTTTGCCAACAACATTGTCGGTGCGGAAATGGAAGTGCAAAACACTGTGCTTGGTGCTGAGTACATTGGTAATGAGTTTGTTGGCACATTTACCAACAACACATTAGCCACTTTGTCACTTGATTTAGGGACTATCCAAACCAACTGGATTGACAATGCAACTTATGCTCAATTACGTTTGGCTCAAGCTGGTCATGGTATTGATGTTCGTACTGATCGTGTTCGGCCTGTTGTTACAAATGAAATCAGCCTTGGCGATAACGCATTACTTTTCACCAATGCGTATTTAACTGGTGGTTTGTACATTAACACCGTTCGTTGGACAACGGGGGCAGGATCGCCTGAAGGTGTTTTAACCGCGCCAATTGGTTCGCTTTACACACGAACTAATGGCAGTGCAAACACAACCTTGTATGTTAAAGAATCTGGCACTGGTAACACTGGATGGGTGGCAAAATGAAAATAATTCGCGACAAAGATGGCAACCTTATCAACATCGGTGATTGGGAAGACATGGATGGAGCTAACCCACTGCCTGAAGGTGCAACAGAAGATGACGCAGAAGTTGTTGTCGGATACGATGGTGGAAAATACTTATTTGACGATCCAAAACGTCTTGGAAAATAAAGGATTAAATCATGGCTGACTTAAAAATTTCTGCGCTAACGGCATCAACTACCCCGCTTGCGGGTACTGAAGTTTTGCCTATTGTTCAATCTAGTACAACAAAACAAGTTTCTGTTGCAAACTTAACTGCTGGCAGATCAGTTGGCGCAGCAAAAGTCAACATCAATACATCAACTGAGTTTGGTTTGTTGAACGTCAGTTCTACTGGTGCAAACGACAGCGTGGTAACAATTGGTGACTTTTCAACACCAGCCAACAGTGTTGGTATCTACGGCAGGGTTAATGGTGCTGGCGTGTTTTCTATCAAAACCGCTGGCGTTGCAATTCGTTTGTCTAGCGACTCAGGACTTGCCAATCCCGTAGATATTTTGAATGGGAATGTAGTTCCTGGCACAGCAGCCAAAGGCATCAACTTCACCGCCAACACCCCCGCAGCAGGATCAACTAGCCAGTTGTTTAATTGGTATGAAGAAGGTACTTGGACACCTGTGTTGCGAGGATCAGTAAGTGATCCCACAGTAGCTGGAGTAGTGTCTGGAGCTTACACACGAACAGGACGCTTGGTTACTTTTACTTTAGAAATTATTACAAGCTCTGTCACGGGTGGATCTGGAACTTTAACAGTAAGTGGCTTGCCTTTTACGACAATAAATAGAACTGTGTGCGGTTGTGCAACTGTAAACTTCACATTAGGAATGACAGTCCCTGCTACAGCGGCATTTCCAAGCAGCAATACAACATCAATAAGTTTGTATGTAAATAACTTTAGTAATACTCCATCTACTGTTGCAAACCTTGCTGGAGGAACCAATTATCTATACATTGCCGGACAATACTTTGTCTAATTAAGGAAAAAAATGGCACTTACTAAAGCATCGTACTCACTAATCAACGGCGCACCGTTAAACGTGCTTGACTTTGGTGCGGTTGGAAATGGAACCACAAACGACACTGCGGCTTTCACCGCAGCGTTTGCCGCATCTGCCACATCTGGTCAACCAGTGTATATGCCCAAAGGCACATACCTTGTTGATGAGATTTCATTGACCAATGGCATAGCTGTTGGCAATGGAAACAAATATGGCCAATACTTTTATGGTGATGGTGTTGGCAAAACCATTTTGAAATGTTCAGGAACAAAAAATAAGTTCTTGTCTTTTCTTGGAAGCGTAGGTAATTATTTCTATACCCGATTTAAAGCTGAAGATTTTTCCATAAACATGGCTTTGATGCCAAACGCATCAACATCAATTGGTATTTATGCAATTTTTGCTTTTGGTGGTTCTGTCAATAACGTGGATTTTATAAACCCACCAGCAAATGCCATCAGCCTTTATCTTGACCAAGGTTGTTACACAACTGTCTGGGAAAATTGTGATTTTGAAGGCGAAATTGGCCGCGTCAAAATACAAGGTGTTGGCACTCAATCAGTTACCACACAAACATTCATTGGATGTTCTTGGGGTCAAATGATTGCTGATAACTGTTCAGCAAACTCTTACATCTCTTGTATCGTTCAAGGCAATCTAACACCTAAATTTGTGTTGTCTGAACAATATGGTCTTTACATCAGCGGATGTGATTTTGAAGGCACTGGCACACTGTATGCTTTTGGCACTAATGTCAACCAAATATCGAGTTTCAACAATGCACTGGTAGGATTTTCTGGAACATACTCAACAGGAACGCCTACTAGTAGCTTTTTGTTTGATCAAATTTATCCGCTTACATCTACAGGCAATCCATTCAGTATCAAAAACATGGCAGTAACATCTGCGTCTGTTGCTGGTGGTGAGTGTGTAGCGTTGAAGTTAAATGGAACTGTCAATGAATCTGTTGACAAAGTTGGCTTAACCAGAAAAAATATTCAAAACACCAGTGGCGGTGCAAGCGCTGTTGAAATTGAATTTTCAAATTCAAATGGTCAAACTTATGTTGGACAAGACGCATCAGGAAATTCATTTTTTGATGCCCGTGGAACTACCAAAGTAACTTTGAAACAAAATGGCACAGACAGGCTTGGAGTTGACGCTGCAAGCGCTCTTGTATTCAATACAACAACGGCAGGCACAGCAGGTTCAGTTGCAGGTTATTTAAACTGCACTGTTGGCGGTGTTGCTTACAAAATCCCTTACTACGCGGTGTAAATCATGATCTCTTACAAATGGACAATCGAAAAAGTAACAGTAACTACAGACAACGCAGTAACTCATGTTTACTGGCGTTGCGATGGTAAACAAGACGAATTAACAGCATCTTGTGCTGGTGTTCGTAAATTGGTTCGTAGCGAAACTTTTATTCCTTACGAGCAGTTGACTGAACAACAAGTGCTTGACTGGTGTTTTGCGCCTGAAGTTAATACTTGGACAGACACTGATGGCAACCAACAATCAAGCACTCGTCTCATCAAAGATGAAAGTGAAGCACAAGTAGCTGGCCAGATCGCACGCCAGTTGGCTCAAAAAGCCGCTGAACCCGCTTTACCGTGGGCAGAAGTTGCACCAACAGAGTAATCTGTTGTAAGATAAACAAAACCGTACCGGCGAGGTTCACCGGGGAATCCAAGGATTCAGAAATGACTGAAGAAGTCCAAGCCTTAGCGGAAGTAGAATCCGCGCCTGCACCAGAAGTGACGGCCACTCCTGATAGTGCTGAAAATGCGCCGGAAGTCGTCGAGACTCAAAACGAACAAGTGACAGAGGAAAAGAAGTACTCTCAAGCTGAAATCGATGCGATGATCGGCAAACGCCTCGCAAGAGAGCAACGTAAATGGGAACGAGAGCAATCTGCCCGACAAGCGCCTGCGCCTGTTGTGCCTGCGGAAATTCCAACTGTAGATCAATTTAACAGCCCATCCGACTACGCGAGTTTTATTCGTGCGGAAGCTGAAAAACTGGTCCAGCAGCAGGAAGTCCACAAGTATCGGCAGTCAATCGAAGACTCCTATGCGGAACGTGAAGAAGTAGCGATGGACAAATATGATGACTTTGAACAAGTCGTCAAGAATCCAAATCTGCCAATCAGTGACGCAATGGCCGAAGCGATTAAAGCCTCTGAAGTTGGACCTGATGTAGCCTACTACCTCGGAACCAACATTAAAGAAGCAGCTCGAATTGCCAAATTGTCGCCACTTTTACAGGCAAAAGAGATTGGAAAGATCGAAGGCAAATTAGCCGACAATCCAACAATCAAAAAGACAACCTCAGCGCCAGCTCCTATTTCACCTGTCACTGCACGCTCCACTGGAGCACCAGTCTATGACACCACCGATCCTCGGTCTACCAAGACCATGAGTGCTTCGGAATGGATCGAGAATGAACGCAAGCGACAAATGAAAAAATGGCAAGCGCAAAACCGCTAAAACTTTGATTTTTTGAAAGGACTGAAATGTCTAATAGTATTCTGACCATTGACATGATCACACGTAAGTCTCTCGAAATCCTCGAGAACAACCTTGTGATCACCCGCAACGTGAACCGCCAGTACGACGACAGCTTCGCTGTTGAAGGTGCTAAGATTGGTTCTACCCTCCGTATCCGTTTACCTGACCGCGCTCTGGTAACTGACGGTGCTGCCCTGCAAGTTCAGGACGACAACGAACAGTTCACCACTTTGACCGTTGCCAGCCAAAAGCACATCGGTGTCAACTTCACATCTGCTGAATTGACCATGCAATTGGATGACTTCGCAGAGCGTGTGTTGAAGCCTCGTATCAGCCAATTGGCATCTTCTATTGATGCTGACGTGGCCAATGCGTACAAATCAATCGG